CGGACCCTCGCCTGGCACGCGGTGCACGGCGGCCGGCACCACTTCCACCCGTCCGTCGTCGGGCTCGACGAGCTCGAGGTCCGCGCGAACGGATACGGGGGTCAGCTCGTCGTCGCGCGCGCCACGGGTCGGCGCGCGCTCCTCCACTCGGAGGACCCGCTGGACTGGTCGAATGGCGACGTCTCCGGCGGGATCGAGGTCCGATATGCGTTCACCCGGCGCGGCGAGGTCCTCCGGATCCGCCCGCACGAGGACCGAGGGAAGCTGCACCGCCCGTTCGCGCTCGTGCTCTCGAGGCGGCCTCTGCCACGATCGGGGGCGTGGACGACGAGCCTCGCGGGTTGGGAGTACGGGAGCTTCCCGGTATCGGCCGGCCTCCCGCTCCACCCACGCGACGAACGCGGCCCTGCGTTCTACGCCGTTCCGTGGTTCCTTCTCCGATCGGCCGCGGAGCTCATCGCGTTCGGCCCGGAGCACGACTTCGACGTCCCGCCGACGCCGACGCGGGACGATTGGGCCGGACTAGGGCGCGCCTTCGATGCGGCGGAACCACCGTGACGTTCGATTGGCGGACGCGATCCGAGGTCGGGCGGCGAGCATCCCGAGGGGAGGAGATCCGCTGCTCGATCTGCGGCAAGACCCTGCCCTGGAAGAACGCGAGGTGCTCGACGTGCTTCCCCGTGAACGAGGACTATCGTGAGCCGAACGAGTCCGACTTCTCGGACCGCCTCGACCCCGACGTCGCGGAGGAGGACGACTACGGCGAGGAAAGCGAACCGTGACGGGCACCGCGGCGAACCTTCTCCTTCTGCGTCGGTGGGACCCGTGGATCATGTCCTTCGCCAGGAGGCTCGCAAACTGTCACGGCGCGCTTTGGGGCCACGTCGAGGATCTCACCCAGGAGGGCAGGATCGCATATTGGTCGCACGTCTCCGCGAGGCCTGCGAACGAGGTAGGCGATCCGGTGAACAGGTGGGTCGTCCTTGGTCCGATGCTCGTCTACGCCGCGCGGATGGCCTACCCAGTGAAACTGCCGATCAACCTCGGGAACTCGCGGGGTCGGATCCGGGCCGGCGTGTCGACCCCGATCTCGGTCGGCCTCGCCGCGCTCCGTAACCTCGGCGCTAACGGCGACGCCGAAAGGGTCCTCGATCGCATCCAGGCCTGGGAGATCGAGGCCGCCACCAGCCTGACGCGGCGCGAACGGCAGATCGTCGTTCTCCGCTTTAGTGACGGGCGATCGATCAAGGAGGTGGGGATCGGTCTGGGGATCAGCCGGGAGCGCGTGCGGCAGCTCGAGGGCAAGGCACTCCGGAAGCTTCGGCACCAGGCGAGGATCATCGGGAACGTGTCGAAACTACCCGGCGTCTCCGAGTTCCTGCGGAAGCAAAACGTCGAACCGGATTGGCGGCTCCAGTTCTTCGCCGATTGGGCCGGGACGCGCTAACGCCAGCCGTCCATCCACTCGTTCGGCGAGCGTTCGTCGAGATGGTCCGGATGGTGGGCGTTCGTCGGCCGCCCCGCCTCCGGCATCGGTGGCGCGCCGACCCCGACCCGCACCGCGAGCGCGCGCGCCCTCTCCGGGAGCGTCCGAATCACGGTGGGGCCGAGGATGTCGAGCGCGGCGAGGCAGTAGACCTCGAGGTCGAGCGGCTCGTTCCGCGCGCGGACCTTGACCCACTCGCGGTACGGCGCGCGCCCCTTCGGGGAACGGAGGATCGACTTCTCCGCCGTGAGTCCCTCGAAGTATTCATCGTCGAGCCACTCCGCCTCCGGGAAGTGGCAGTAACCCGGGCCCGGCGATTCGATCCGGAGCCGCGCGTACACCTTCTCCTTGAGCGTGTCGACGCAGAGCGTGAACAGCGGCGTCCGGTAGCGGTTGTTCCGCGTCGGTTTCGAGACGCCTGGCCGGCCGCGCGCCGCGCCGCCGCGGATCGCGTAGACCCGCCGCCCGGTCCGCGCGCGGCAGAATCGGTACACCGCGTCCGTGTGGTGCCCGCCGGAATCGACGACGACGCACTCGAGGAGGACCTTTCGCCCGGACGCGCAGGCGAACCTCCTCCGGAGGTAGAGGTCGAGGTCGTGCCAGACCTTCTCCGTCGCCGGGTCGCCGTGGACCTTCCCGTACGCGACGAGCCACGACTCCTCCGCGGCGCCGTAGCCTTTCACCGCGTACTCGAGCCGGTCGTCCTGCACGTCCACGGCGGCGACGATGACGCCGACCCCGTCCGGGACCTCGACGCCCTCCCCGTACGCCTCGAGGCGCTCCGCGAGCGCGCCGGGCTCCGCGCCGCCCTCGCGCTCCTCCCACGTCTCGCCGAGGACCGTGTTGACGAACGTCTTGTGACGGAAGGGGTCGTCCTTGAATTGTATGAACGCGGCGACGGGCTCCGCGAGCGGCCGCCACGTCGCGAGAAAACCCGGGAGGTGGAACCCTACGCTCCGGCCGTCGCCGTCCGCGGTAGGACGCCACTCGCCGGCGGCGACCATCGCGCCGCGCTCGGAGTCGTCGATCACCGCCCCGCAGTCCACGCAGACGAGGTGCGCGGTCGCGGGCTCGTTCGGCTCCCACCTGACGCGCGACCAGCGGAGGAAGTCGAACGCCCCGCATCGCGGGCAGGGTAGGAAGAACCGACGTTGGTCCGTTCGGAGGAACTCCCGCTCGATCCGCGAGACGCCGCGGACCGTCGGCGTCGAGACGATGAAGATCTTCGAGGGGAGCATCGACAACTCGGAGAACGTCGTCGTGCGCGCCTCCGCGAGCGTGATCGGGTCCCCCTGACCCCCGACGTCGCCCGGGTACTCGTCGACCTCGTCGCAGAACAGGTAGCGGATCGGACGGCCGCGAAGTCCCGTCCCCGTGTTCGCCCCGATCATGATGAAGATCCCGCCGGGGAACTCCTTCACGAGGATCGTGTTCCCCGAGTCGCGCGAGCGCGCCGGTTCGACGCGTCGGCGGAGGACCTCGCAGTCCTCGAACATCGGCGCGAGCCGCTGCTTCGATTCCTTCTTCGCGTCGTCGACCGTCGGGAGGACCATCATCATCGGGCCCGGCGCGTGGTGGACGACGTACCCGATCCAGCAGTTGCCCGCCTCCGTGGCGCCCACCTGCGCCCCCTTCATGAACACGACGCGGCGCGCCGGGTGGGACGGGGAGAGGCAGTCCATCACCTCGCGGAGGTAGGGCGCCCGCCAGTTCCGCCACGGGCCGGGCCGCGCGCTGGTCCTCGGGGACAGGACGCGGTGCTCCTCCGCCCACTCGGAGACGGTCAGTCGCGGTTCGGGACGGACCCCGTCCCGCCAGGAGTCGAGGAACGCGCGGGCACCGTCACCCGGTGGCATCGGCCGGCCCGGGTTCCTCGATCATTCCTCGATCGTTTCCCGACGATTCCTCGGGAGGGGCGCCCCCGCTCCCGTTCGAGGCGAGCTCGATGAGGACGTCCTCCACCTCGGCGAGCACGGCCGCGCGGAGATCCGCCGGGAAGGCGACGCCGACCCGCCTCTCGACGCGCTCGAGGAGCTGCCCGAACGCCTCGCGGACCGCGCGACCGGCCTCGAACCCGGCGCGCCTCACGGATCCGACCTCGACGAGCGCGCCTTCTAGCTTCCGGAAGTTGAGCCGCGCGGTCCTCGCCGCGAACGCCTCGCGGACCGCGCGCGCCGCCGCGTAGGTCGTCGGGGTGACCTGCTCCTCCGCGGCCTGCTCCGGGCTGGCGGGGCGTCGGGGTTTCCTTCGCTCCACTCGGTCGGGTTTCCGGCCCGGTGGCCGCCCCTTGGGTTTCGAGGGGTCCGTCGACTCAGCCCAGCTCCTGTCGGCGACCTCCGGATCGATCGTCCCGTCCGGGAGGCGAGGAATCCGACCCGAGCGGATCGCCTTGAGTACCGCCGGGTGCGTCACGCCGCGCCTGCGGGCGTACGCGCGGACGCTCAAGCCTCGAGGCACGGCGAGAGCACCGGGAACAACGCGCGCGCGATCGCCGCCATCATCGGTGGTGGAACGGCGTTCCCGAGCCGTTCCCACCGTTGCGCGTACGTCCCGGTGAGGACGTAGTCGGCCGGGAACGCGCAGAGCCGTTTCAACTCGTCGATCGAGAACTTCCGGCACTGCGTCGGGTGCGCGACCGAGGCGAGCCCAGGGTTCCCGCCCGCGGCCGTG